AGATTCCCGCGCTTCTCGTTCCCGCTTGGCTTCTTGCCTAGCTTCTTCGCGTTGCTTGGTTATCTTTTCAAACCTCAATTCCAGCTTTGGATTGCGTTTTCTTTCCTCTGTCGCTGTCGCTTCATCTTCTCCAAGCGGTTCACTCTGGCTTTGCGTTTCTGTCGGCTCTGTGGGAGTTTTCTCAACCACAGCCTCAACAGGCCCTCTGTCAGCTAAACCCATCTTCTTGGCGTTGAACTCAGCTAAATTCTCACTCGTCACCACGTTAGCGGCGACTTTTGGTGCTTCTTGCACTTCAGACATGGATTACTCCAAGGATTTACCCAGTTGACCCAACTGGTAAGGTTTGGGCGATATTACCCGAAATCATGTCAATGTCAATTATTGCGACATTTGTTGAATAAAGGGATTTGGTTGGTGGCTAATATCCTGGGCGGCAATATTGGCATATTGGAATTGCTCGGCATTCAATCGCTCAATCTCGCCCATCAATTGGTCAGGCGACATTCTTGCCAGCAGGATTTTGACCAGGGCATCAATTTCGGTCTTGTTCTGGCTGGTGATGCTGCGGGTATTTTGGTCATTAACCCGAACCTCTGCCATTGTTTCGGTGTTGTGCGCCCGTGCGGTCACATCCATCAGCTTGCGCTTGGTTGCGCCTTCCTCTTTGATCTGGGCCACTTGCGCCCTGTTGTTGATCTCCAACCCAGCCGCTTGCAATTGCTGTTGCAACTGCTGAATCATTTGCTCAGACTGTGCCAAGCGCATTTGGGCCTCGGGCGGTATGTCGGATTTCTCGTCAATGTTTGCCATCGGGTTCATGGCGGCAAGGCGGTCAGCAATCACATCTGCGCCTGGAAAATCCATGTTTCTGAATACCAAATCACCCGCAATATTGAACAATTCCTGATTGCTGGTCAGCAAAGGCATCATGGATTCAACCGCTTGCTGGCGCTTGGTCTGGAATCCTGGGCCTGTGTCCATCACCACATCGTATTCGCCCACGGTCACATCGTTTAGAACCTCGCCAATCTCGTTTTGCTCGTTGATCGTGGTCATGTCGGGCTGACCATCCGACCCAATAATCCGCATCACTCGCTGGGTGTCGTAAATCTTGGGTATCAGGTCAAGAATAATGCGCCCAGTTTGAGCAATGGAACGGGTCAAATTGTCGTAAAAGTGAAAGTTAGACAGATCAACCTGATTCTGTTGCCCAGCCAATGCCTTGCCTGAGATATTCCCGCTTGGCAACTGATTCGGATCCATGATGCCCAGCACCATTTGCAAATCAGCAGAAATTGCCCCTGCCGCTTCCATAATTCCTGCGGGTGGCGGCTCGGGTTGCAATCTGACAGGTGCTGGCGCTGGTACGCCTTCAATGTCTTTTTGCTTGTATCTCAGCACAGGCATTGACTTGATGTTAGCCATTGCCCATTCGTTTTCGTGGCCCTCGTCTTGACCCTCTGCCAGCAACCATTTGGCCTTAGGTGCAAGCGCAACCGATTCGGTCATGCTGGTGCGCCAGAAGTTGTACATCCGCTGGGGGTCTTTGGCAAACCGCACCAGACCGTATTTCTTGCGCTTGTCATCCACAATAACCTGTGCGCCATAACAAGGCACAACGGGGATATATTTACCCGCCCAGGTCTTTTCCTCAAGCACCTCCATTGCGGTCATCTTGACCCATTTCACGGCCTTGCGGAATGAGTCCCGTTCATCAACCACAGTCAACCCTGCGGCCTCAACCCGTTGGAAGAAGTTGGCGCTATCCCCAAAAGAGGTTGTGCCATCACTCAGCAAATACAGCTTGGCACGTTCACGCTCAATGTAAAAATACTCAGCTATGCGAATATCCTCTTTGGTTACCCAGGCAGAGGTGTCATCCCCTGTGCTGCGTTGTTGGAAGTTAGCCCCATCGTTTGCACCTGGATACATTTCCCGAAATATCTTTTTGTCCAGAACCGTGGTGATCAGGCATCGCTCGGCATCCGACCCATCTGGCCTGACGCTGTTGGGGTCAAAGTAGACAGTAAATGGGTTTTCAACGGCATCAATATAGATTTCTTGATCGAACGAATCTTCCCGCACATACTTGTAGTTAACCCGCCAGTAACCCCAGCCCATTCGCACGGCATAGTCAAAAGCGGTGTCATATGCGGTGTCGGCGCTGGAATTGACCTCAATGTGACGGGTGATGCCCTCAATAACCTGGGCAATCTTGTAGTCAGCAAGGTTGTTGACGGGGTGAACTTTGATGCGGGGGCGCTGCATCCTTTGCTGGTTGGTCACCTGTCGGATGTAAGCATCGATTTTGTTGATGGTCAGACAAGGGCGGCTTTCCAGATTGCGACTATTTTGAATCTCAACGGGCCATTGGTCACCAGCGGCAAACTTAATGTCGTTTAACGCCTCGGCTCGGTTTGTAGAGTCCGAATCATTGACCAAGCGCCAAAACTTGATCGCTTCGGTAATCTTGGCGTTTGCGCCATCTTCGTCTTGGTAAGCCATATGAACCCCTTTGGGCGATTATCCTATTGAATTTAAGGGCGGTCTAGCCCATCCATGAACCCGCTGTGGCAACCATTTGCTTCTTGCGTTTAGTGGGTTCTTTGATCATAAGTCCAATATACCTAAAGGCATCTGCCCCGTGGGAATAATGGTCGTGCAATGGGTTGCGGCTGAATTGCCCCGTGTCTGGGTCAACCTCGTACCTGTAATGTCTCAGGCAAGCCAGCCCATCGGCGGTGTGTTCGCGGTCAAAGTAACAGTTCGGGAATATCGTCCTGGCTGCGTTAATGGAGTCCAAAATCGGCACTCTAGGCAGGATGGTGGTCTTGTACCCTGCCGCCCTTACGATGTCATCAATTGACCGCCCCGCCGCTGCCAAAGTCTTGTTTTCAGCGTCATGGGGTAACCAAACGGTATCATATACATAACCATAGGTTTGCATGGTCGCCAAGTAGTAACTGATGGTTTTCTGGGCATCCTCAATGTATCGGATTAGCCTTGTCTCCATCCCCACAAACTGTAAGAACCAGATGGCGGTGCTATCCGACCAACCTAGATCAAACACAGCATGGACGGGTTTGGTTGCGTCATAGGGCACTTTGGTGATGCGCCCATCCTTCTCGGCTTGTTGCATTTCCTTGGCAAAGATTGCCCCATCCACAGTTTGGCGGCATAGCCCTTCCCAAACTTGGTTATATGCTTCTTCATCCCTTTGCTTTAGCGAGTCTTTTTCTAGGCGCAGGGTTTCGGGAAACCAGGGGTTATCAGACCAGTTCACCCGCATGGTGATGCAATCCTCTGGGGGATTTGCCACAAAACGCTGGTAAGTCTCGTCTGTTTCCAACTCAGGATTGAATGAAATCCATATCTCAGAACCGCCCTTGCGGATGGTTGGAATCAGGATGTTCCACGATAAACGGCTTGTGGTCTGGGCTTCTTCAACCCAGCAAATATCAACGCCTTCGTAGGATTTGATGTTGCTAACGTTGTTCTTGAGGCCCACAAAGCTGAATTCTGTGCCGTTGCGCCCCCTGATGCTGGCTTGGGTGATCTCATAGAACCCCAGCAATCCAAGGCTTTCGATCTGATCGCACAGCAGTTTGTGAACTGAATCCCTGATGCTGGTCTGGAACTCTCGGGCGCACAATATGCGGATGGGGTTTTTTGCCCCCAAGATAAGCAATGCCCTAGCTATTCCCCAAGACTTTGCCCCGCCTCGCCCACCATATAGAACTTTGTAACGGGATTTCTGAAACAACCCTTGCAGCTTGACAGGGAATTCTGCCTTTGCAATGGCATCTTGTACATCAGTCATTCTGGCTTGATGAATGTGACTTGAATCCCACCCAGCAATGGCGTTCCATCGGCGTTTTCAATGGTGGTGGCCTGTATCGCCTTGCCGTCCATCCTATCGATGATCTCTTTGATCGCCCAAGGTTCACCCGCTTCAGCTTGGCTTACCAACTGCTCGGCAATCCCCCTGAGTCGGTGCGGCTCAGTAGTCAAAACAAGGCGCAGTTTGTCATAGAACATCCTGCTCTTTGCAGCGTTCTGGTTACCTACTTGTGCGCCTCGCTCTGCCATTTGATTCCAATCCTAAGTCTTTGTTGTTACTTATTTTATTGCTTGCTGGTTGCGTTCAAGTATAGTCATATGGCTGGGGTCAAAAACCACAAAATTTCGCGTTAAATTTGTATGCAAGGCTTTTTCCGCTTCCAATGATGACAAGATTTGCTTCATCCTGTTTTGATCACCTAACCCAGAATCTATGTCTTTTCTCAAAACATTTATGCGTGTGTCAATTTGATGTGGGGTCAGTGATGCAGTGCCTGGATGTCTGCTGTTTTGATCAAGATACTTGATGCCCCTAATTCCAGCGTCTTGCAATGTCTTTCTGCCAGCCTCGTCCTTGCCCACCTTTGCCAGTAAGTCGCCACCCAGATCATTCATGTCTAGACCAAGTGCTTTGGCTAGTTTCCTGACAGGGGTTGGCTGGTCTTTGAGTGGCGCATCCCAATCCAGCATCCTGCGTATGTGTGTGTCTGGCACATCAACTTTGTACACATTGCCTTTGTAATTTTTAGCTGTATCAATTGAAGATTTAATTTCCGCATCATTTATTTGTGGGAATATTTGCTTCAGTCTTGTTGCAACCATATCTTCACTACCAGTTGCATTAAATGTTTTTAAAGCAACATTTGCTGGCGTTGCTTTTGGCCCCATGATGTTTTTTGCATAATCTTCAGCCACTTTGGGATTTTGGGCCACATACATTCCAGACCCATAAGACTGTGCGCCCTCGCCCGTACCAATTTTTCTCAAATCAAAACGCTCAAACACATGGGGCGAACCATGCCAGACGGTCATGCCTGG